CCGCAAAATCGTTGACACAGTATTTGATGCAATAACCACAGGTGTCAAATTCAGTTTTGACGCAATCAAAACCTATTTCACCGCCGTTTTCAACATCTACAAATCAATTTTCAACGGCATTGCAAAACTATGGAACAACACCATTGGCAAACTGTCTTTCACATTTCCGTCATGGGTACCAGGTCTAGGCGGTAAAGGATTTGACGTTCCCGACATTCCTATGCTGGCGCAAGGCGGAATTGTTACAGGCCCAACGCTTGCCATGATTGGTGAGGCAGGCCCAGAGGCCGTTATTCCATTATCAAAGATGGGTGGCATGGGCGGCGGTATCACCGTCAACGTGAACGGCGGTTTGGCAACTAGCGCCGAAATTGGGCAAGCCGTGGTGAACGCAATACGCGCCTACAATCGCAGCGCTGGCCCAGCAAACATTCAGGTGGCGTGATGCCAGGCGTTGCTGTAATTGACAGCGGAAACTATGACCTACAAGTAGCCACAGGGTTTTCAATCAACGCGTTTACCCTGGACGATGCAACGCGCGGGGTGCTGGACAATACCCAATACGTTTTGGACGGTGAAGGCGAATTTGCCAGCGTCATGGACGGGTGCATAGGCGTAAGCGTCAAGCGCGGACGGCGTGATGTTGGTGACCAATTCAGCGCGGGCACCATGTCATTCACTTTGAACGACACATTGGCGGGTGGGGTGTTCAATCCGTTTGATGAAAATTCGCCCTATTTTGACACCGCAGAAAGCAAGCCAGGGCTAGCGCCAATGCGTGAGGTGCGCCTCATTCGATACGACACCACCAATGTGGCCCAATACCTGTTCAAAGGCTATGTGGTGAACTATGACTACAACTTTGCGTTGGGTGGCATTGACACCGTCACGGTGTATTGCGCTGACCAATTCTATTTGCTAGCCCAAACCTATTTGGACGAATTCAACCCATCAGCCGAATTGTCAGGTGCGCGAATTGAAACGGTGCTGGATTTGCCAGAGGTTGATTTTCCGTTGGCTGACCGTGATATTGCCACAGGCACCGTTGAACTAGGCCATGATGCCGCCTACACCGTTCCTGCTGGAACAAACGTTTTGCAGTACATCAGCCAGATCAACAGCACCGCAGAATTTGGCCGCCTGTTCATGAGTTCTGATGGCAAACTGACATTTCAAAATCGCGTGGGAAATACGCTTTCCGCGCCAATTGCCAGTTTCCATGATGATGGCACCAATATCCCATTCAACGGTGTTGGCATATCATTCGAAGCGGACGCGGTAGTAAACCGCGCTGTGGTCACAGGCCTAGACGGAAGCACCGCCACAGCAGAGGATTTGGCCTCAATTGCCACATATTTCATTCAGACCAATAGCATTACAAACAGCCTGCTACATGAACAAACCAGCATTGACACCGCCGCCGCCTACCTGCTCAACGGCGAACCAGAGGCCCGCTATACCAGCGTAGAAACCGATTTTCTGATGTTGACCAACGCGCAGCGCGACACCGTGGCCAGCATCGAAATTGGCAACACCATCAGCATTGAAAAGAGTTTTCCTAGCGGGTCTGGTACCAGCGAACTAGCCCAGGAACTAAGCGTGGAAGGCATTGAACACAACATCAGCGTCACGTCAGGGCACAGCATCATGCTGTCAACAGCCAGCACTACCATTGTGTTTGAATTGATTTTAGACAATGCAACCTATGGCACATTAGACAGCCTCAATGTCTTAGGATAGGAACCATGCCAGTCACTACATACACATCAGGCCAAGTACTGACCGCCGCCTCACTCAATAGCAACTTTTCAGCGGTCACACCTACTTTTGCCACTTTCAACGAAACACAAGCAAACGGCACAGACGGCGGCGCATCAGTAGCAACAACTTGGACAACAAGAGTTCTCAACACCACCGTCCTAAATGGAATAACTGGTGCATCATTAGCAACCAATCAAGTTACGTTGCCATCTGGCACCTATGTTGTGACGGCCTTTAGTCCGTTTCGTAACACAAACCTGTCAAAAATTCGACTATACAACGTTACCGATGCGTCAATTATTGTCATCGGTCAAAACACAAACATGGATAGCGGCGGCGCTGTTGGCGGTGTAGCAACCTTGCAAGCGCAATTTACTATTGCGGCATCAAAAGCGTTTGCTGTCCAGTATTACGCCACAAGTGCGGTGGCATCGTTTGGTTTAGGTCGCGCGGTTAGCGCTGGCACATCAGAAATTTACACATCAATTCAAATTCAGAAAATCGCATAATGGCAACACAAGCAGAGATCAACATGCAAGTAGGCAACGCCACCAGGGCACTATCACCAGATGACGCTTGCTTTAGATACAACGAACCAGCAGACGGATATGCCTGTGTCGAATGGCTTGATGACCGTTATGAGCAACCAGCCGAAACGCCGACAATGGCAAAAGCAACAGAACTGGCAAATAACCCTTTGCCTAGCGCATGAAATGGCGCGCATTTTTGGGTTACGCGTTACTAATCGCGGTAGTGATGTGGGGCTGTAGTGGTTGCACCGTTTCAAAAACTAATGTCAAATATCAATGTTTCACAAAGGCCGCTTGTGACTAAAACACCAGAACAACACCATGCCTCATTGATTGTTTTTGTTGGCCGTTTGATGGCCTTGTGTTTCACGTTCACGGTCATGGCGTTCATCTATGGAATTTTGTTTGTAGATCAGCCAACAGAACAGGCACCAACAGACGCGCAACTAATTGACCTACTTAGCACCCTGCTGGTATTTCTCACAGGCACCCTGTCTGGCCTTGTTGCATCGAATGGCCTGAAATCTAAGCCAGGGTCTAGTGCAACCACCGATTAGAAAACTGGTATTGCCAGCCGATCTGGCGCATTGCAAACCAGGTGAATTGCCAATGAACCTATTGCGCGAAATCAAACCAATGGGCAAATTGCATCATTTAGCAGCCGCTAGTTGGACAGCAATGCGTCAAGCCGCGTTTGCGTCAGGCATCAAACAATTCAAACCAACCAGCGCGGGCGATACCTACCGATCATTAGCCCAACAAAAAGCAGGGTTCATTCAGCGCTATCAACTGGAACCAATCGCAGGCGCGTCAACTAGAACGTGGGAAGGCCGCAAATACTATTTGAAGCCAGGGAACGCACCATTGGCTGCACCTGGTTCATCACGGCACAATTTGGGGTTGGCAGTTGATATTGCTGGAACCGCTGATCCGATCCTGTGGAAATGGTTGTGCGAAAACGCGCCAAAATACGGTTGGTCATTAGAGGTAATGCCCGCTGAACCGTGGCATTGGTTCTATTTTGTGGGCGATAAGACCCCGCCAGCGCTAATGCTTGACCCAGCGACACCCGCCCCGTAGGGTGTTCTTATCCCTGACAGAAGGATAAGCAGATATGGCTGACGCAAAAACATATTTCTATGAGGTTTACACCACCAGTTTGGAAAGCAACCAAATGGTGTTAGTGCAAATTTTCCGTGACCCAGACACCCAACAGGTGCTGCATGCCCAACTGTCATTCAAAAACGCCGTTGGGGACACCTGGGGCGTTCCATACCAATTGGAGAAAAAATGACCATTACAGCAACCAAAATTGTGGCAGGCATCATTTCAGCAGTAGCAGGTTTTGCGCTTGCCCTGGGGTCTCTAAACAGCCAATCAGAGCCACCTAACACGACCATTGCTCTGGCACCGTTCCTGATCGAACCAACCACCAGCACGTCCACAGCAACCACGGTTTTCTACATCAACCCATCAGCCACCATTTGCCAGCAATTCAGCGCGCTGGCCGTCAATTTGGGTTGGCCTGTTGAACAGCGCCGAAAACTTGAAATGGTCATGCACCGTGAAAGCCGTTGCATACCGAACGCACACAACAAAAAAGACACCGTGGGACAATCCTATGGTCTTTTGCAGGTCAACTCATTTTGGTGCAAAGGCCCGAACAGTTACCTACAAAAAGCAGGCCTGATTACATCATGTGAAAACCTGTTACACGCCCCAACTAATCTCAAAGCAGGTTTGATTATTTGGACACGGTCAGGTTGGTCACCCTGGCGCACAGCCAAATGATCGAACCACAATTCACCGAAAATTCCATGACAGAGGAAACACGCAAAATGATCACAGACAAAATTGATCTGCAAGTAACGCCACAAACACATGCAATGATGAAACTCATTGATGACATTTGCAGGCCAGCACATGTTGCAAAACCAAAACGCGATGATTACCTAATCCGCACGTTGAAAGTAATGAAAACAGATTTTGATTTGTCAGGCAATGAAATCTATGCAGAAACATGTTTGCGTTGCATAGAGGAATTGGGCGGCGAATTGTAAACCAATGGCCCGCTATTACACATCAGTTGAGCGTTCCAAATACAATTCCCACACATCAAACAAAATTCGAAGCGATGCAAAACGCAGAGAACAACTACAAAACAGACAGAAGGAAACACCAATGGCATTTGACCTATCCAATTACGAAACCGTAGAAACACGGTTGAACCGATTTTGGGAAACATACCCAGACGGGCGCGTTGAAACCACACTTATGAACTATGACGGTGACACCTGCATTGTTCGCAGCGTGATCTGGAAACACCGCGATGATGCACACCCAACAGCCACAGGTTACGCGCATGAAATTCACACAGACCGCGGCGTAAACGCCACATCATTTGTGGAAAATTGCGAAACGTCCAGCCTGGGCCGATGCTTAGCCAACATGGGATTTGCCACACAAGGCAAACGGCCTTCCCGTGAGGAAATGCAAAAGGTAGAACGTCAAGGTGGTCAGGTCGCATCGAGCGACCGTGTGCATATTCCCTCTGGTGCATTTGCTACACCTAAACAGGTGGGTTACATCAAGAAACTGGCAAAGGACGCAAACATGGACGATTTGAATATGTTGGAATTTATACAGCGCACCGTGAACCGTGATGATGCTGTGTTTGAATTGTTGAAATCCCATGAGGCCAGCGCGGTAATTGAGGCATTGAAATGACATTGGAACAACAGGTTTTGCTACTCACCCGCATTGTGCGACTTATTGAGGAAATGCAAAAAAGCGATGACTACCTAAACAAAGACGAAGTGATAGCCCATTTGCGTTGGTCTAGCGAACATATATCAAGGGAAATTTGGGCGCGTTCAATTCACAAAGACTATGGCAGCAATGACTGAAAGCGAATTCAAAGACCTGGTCATTGGTGTAGCCAAACGTTATGGCTGGCTGATACACCATGACCTGCCAGCGATGAACAAGCGCGGCGCATGGGCCACACACATTCAAGGTGATGCAGGTTTCCCTGACCTGTTACTCATTCACCCTACGGGCGCAAAAATTTTGGCCATCGAATTGAAAAGCGAAAAAGGCAAAACCAGCCCATTGCAGAAACGTTGGCTGATGGCATTTGAACAGGCTGGTGTGTATTCCGCTGTGTGGAAACCATCAGACATGGAATATGTGCTTTACATGTTGAGCAACCCACATCAATGACCATGACATTTGATTATCCTGCCGCAATCCGTGAAGGCGCATATTGGGCCAGCATTATCTCAGACCGCCTGAAATTGCGCGGGGTGCAATGCTGGACACCAGAGCCACCTAAAGACCGCACACAGGAATGGATCACACGCCACGAAAAAGATATTTGCCTACCGTGGACAGATAAACCGTTAGAGGTGAAAGCGCGCACCCACATTTGTGATGACAAAGGCCAGTTGATCTATGACCCGCTATTTGTGGACACCAAATATGGTTATGACATGAAAACGGTGAAACCGTTGGCCTATGTGATGGTTTGCAAAAAGACCGCGAACATCTGGTGCCTGTCCCCGCGCGCAACATTTGACAAATGGGACGTGGACGGAACCTTTGACACCAAACGCAAAATTGACATCACGGTGTACACCGCAGCAGCCAACTTGTTTGTGCCGTACACCGATCTAGTAGATTTCCTGATTTCTAAGCAACAATAGGCAAGCATCACAGGCTGTTCCCCGTTTGCATGGGGTGGGGCGTAAACAGGGGAACCTGGGTAGTAGGTCGCGCCTTGAAACATGCAAGACAAAATGGTTTAGGCAAAGCGATCTGGCAAGGCGTAAACAATCGTCATAGAAAATCATGGGTACGGGTTAGGGCAACCCCGTGGGTGGGGCAATCACATCTATGCCCTAGCACGAAAACAAACGATTGACATACACAAAACAACCACAACAAACACAAGCCCGTCCAGATGCTCTACCATTAGAAACGACAGCAAGCGCGAAGCGCGCG